AAGAAAATAATCCTGTTACAGTATCAGCAACATCCATTACTGTATCACCGACAATACCACCATACTTTTTTTTCTGTGAAGCTGTAGCCTTGCCTAAATTTTTATCTTTGCCATCTCGTGACAAGTACAAATCGCCGCCAAAAACGTAGTATCTTTTTTTAGTAGCCATTTAAAATTCTCCATTGTGCATAGCGTTAGCTAACTTAGTGGCTCTGCCTTTTACTTGCCTAGCCCACCTACTGTCTAGCATCTCTTTTGCTGCAGTTGGGTAGTCCTCTGCATGGATAGCTGCCCACATATTCTTAAACTTATTTAGTCTAGGTACACCCATATTAAACGCCATGTCTATAACAATAAGCTGACGTACAGCGTCCAGACTGTCCACGCAAGGGTGCGCACGTACCAGTTCCTCTTCGACTATCTGTACGTCATTCGTTGCTAGATAGACCGCATCAGCTTCTGTAATACCCATTTCATAGACGACATCTATATTGGGTATGTCCATCCACTCTAATTCTTCTTTAGTTATACCACGGTCTTCTAGGTTCCTGCCGATACCTATAGTATCAATTCCTAGTGTATCCTTATATACCTGTAGCCTTAGACCCTCGCTTACTACCAGCTTGTCTATCAGGTCTTGTCGGTTGTATTTCATCGCCTTTACCCTCGTGATTCATCCATACCGCAAATGCACCTGTCATGGCCCCCGTGACTACACTCACTAGTGCCGCTTGTTGACTTGTCGGGTCTTGCAGTGTCATAAACCACTCCACTACTCTCCACGCCGATATGGACATCATTAACATCATCAGACGTGGTAGTATCTTCCACGCTAAAACTCTTTCCATTACTGCTGTCACGGTTTTTCCTTGCTTGTTCTTCTGTCGTATGGTCGTGCATATCCCACATAATCATTTCTTACCAAAGAACTTAGTAGCACTACGAACACCAAATGAGGCAGCAACGATAACGCCAAGAGAGTACTGATACCACTCTGGCATTTCTTGGAGTTGCCTAAAGCCATTGGCTACTATTTCTTCCATCCCCGGAACGAACGCAAGTATGAGAGGGATGCTGAAAAGAATTGTAAGCCATTCGTCTTTCCACGATGACTGACTTCCTTTAGCCATTTCCAAATCCCAATCAAGTTCGCCTGTAGCTTTTCTTTCCATGATTGTAGCTTCAGCTTTAGCACGTGCAACCTTTGCACCAGTTTCTGCTTTAGATTTTTCAACTTTTCCATTTAACCATGTCCCTGCTAAGTCTGTTATTGGCCCTATCAATAAGTTAAGCATTATCCTCTCCTGAACTGCGCGGTTTTCTTTGATATACTTTTAGGCTGCTTGACGTGTTGCTTACCAGCAGCAGTTCCTTTTCTTTTAGCAGCAGTGGTGGCTGCGTATTCCGCAGATGAGAGGGCTTTAATCGCTGATGACGGTAGATAGCGTTCCCCTGTTTGCGCGGAGGGTTTCCCACTTTTGGTTCTCCACTTCTGGTTAGTCCAGTTCTTTAAACTTTTCTGTGGTGCTTTCATAGTACAGTTATACCACTTCTATTTGTATTTGTCAAGTTAAAAAGAAGAAAACACAGCAAATATAAAAAATGCAAACCCTGCAACGGCAATACCAGTTACAAGTGCAGCTATCTTAACTTGTTCCATCATTTCATTATGTCGTTGTGCTGCTTCTCGTTTTGCTTTCAATGCAGCCTCTCTAGCTTCTTGTATACGCTTCTGCCTTTCAGCCAAGATGCCTTTCCATGTTCCATGACCAAATCTCATGTCTACCATAGTGGCTACTTCTTGCAGTTTCTCTGCTGCTATCTTAGCATCAATAACGTCACGTGCTACATTACTTACACCAAACTGGTCTGTTATACCTACGCCAGCTTTCTTGGCACGTTCTTGTTGTATTTGTTTCTCGCCAGCAAATAGATTATCTATATGTCCAGCTATGTCACTTATATCGTTGGCAGTGTTAATAGCACCTTTAATACCATCTACGGCACTCTTCACAAGTGCTATACCTGCGAGTGTCTCTGCAATCATCTCTGTTATGCCTCATGTTTTGTTGATTGGTTTGCATATTGCCGTCATCTTTATTCGTTCATTCTTCTTTGTATATATAGCTGGTTGTCGGGAAAGTTTATTCGCAAAGTATAAACATCTATCCATATCCTCAAAAGTTTGAGTCTGATTAATTATTTGCGAACCCATATATACTACAAGAACAAACTCTATCATTCTAGACCCAGTATTCTAGATAATCCAAATACCTCTAGCAGCATGAATGTAAAGAATAGTAACAGTATACTACCTGCTATTAATTTACCACTAAAGTTTGTTGATCCTATACGTATGGCAATAAACTCGTTGCCTAATATTCTTAGTACAAGTTCAAAACTATTTTCATTAATACCTATGGATAGAGGTTTTTTCTTTTCTTCTGCTTTTTCCATGCTACGCTGCCAAACTTGTTGGGCTGCTTGCTTCAACACCCATCCACTTACTCCATTCTGCATAGTAGTGTCTCATTCCTACTTCATCATGTATTGTTCTATTCTCATGTCTACCATGTAGAATGTTTCTAGGCTCTGTACCTTCACGCATTGTTGTACCCTGACCAGCTACACCGATAAGGTCTTCGTGTAAGTTCCTACCGAATGGCCCCCATATGGAGTTATGGTGCTTAATACGTGTCTGTCTTTCCTCTGGCGTATCTTTCTTGAGACCATAGCCTCTAAACTCAATAAGTACTTTGTTTGGCCCAAGAGGTGTAACGCTATCACTTCTATAAGCACTACCCCGTAGATTAAAATTAAATCCGGGGAAAAGGTCAACCATATACCATTGGTTTGGAGGGAGGTTAGGGAAACTAAGTTCTCCTCGATCCTCAAAACCATCGTATTCCTCGTAGTTAACTGTGAAGCTACTGACGTTGACGTGTCCGTTATCAAACGGTATATTTTTTCTAGCAAAGTATTCATCGTTGAATCCAGACACACGATTAAAGTAATGCATAAAGTCGTGGTAGAACTCACTGTTAGTGTCATGCCACAGCTTGTAGTTAGTATCTATGATAGCCTTATGGTAGTGAAACACTTCCATTTCTTCAATGTCGATAGCATCAGCTATGCAATCAAATGCACCAGCAGTCCACTCATCCACACTCATAGACGGGTTTGTATCTAGGGTAGTCCAGACCATACCACCATGCTTTACTTCACATGGTAGTTCAGTCCAGTTACCTGAATGGTATGTTAAAGATAGGTCATTGCCAGCAGGTGCTTGCACCTTATCTGTAAGGAATGTTCTGACTACGCCACCTTCAAAGCGTACAGCTACGACATTCCGCAACGCTATCTGCGTCTTTCTGAAGTCACCCAAGTTTGGTAGTTCACTTGAGTGGCACATAGGAATCCATACCTTAGAGAATATGTTTTCAAGTTCTTGTTCATATAAACTATGGTCAGAGTATATCAGAGAGTTGATGTACTCTACTTTGGGTTCCTTTGTCCAGTCTTTATGATTACGTGGGGGCATTAAGACTTGTACCCGCCGCCAGCAGCCTTGTACGCTTTAGCTAACATCTGCGCTTTACGTGCAGACCACTGACCAGCATTGCCACCCTTAGTTCCAGCTTTGATACGATTAAACTGTTGCTTTCTCATTGTGGGCTTAGTATAGTTGCCAGCTTCATTAACTCTCGACTTGCTTGGTAACGAACCCCCCGGCGCAAGGCTAACCTTTCCAGTCGGTTTCGCTTTCGTTCTAGCTTGTGGGGCTTTCTTTTTGGCTGCAGTTTTTTTAGGGACACGTACCATCTCCTATCTCCTTTAGCTTATTTCTTTTTTGCCATACCGCCGCGCATCATCTTCTTTGCTGCGACACCGCCGCCACGCATTTTCTTCTTAGCCATCTTAGCCATTCCACCACCACGCATCTTTTTAGCTGCTACGCCACCGCGCATCATCTTCTTTGCCATTTTAGTTTTGCCCTTCATTTCT